AAATAATCTCCCAACTTCCAACCCTGAGAATTTGTATTTAAGAGTTTTACATCATTTAAAGTCAAGCCCTCTATTATTATATAATAGACAGGATATTCAAGGTTTTTACAAACCTCTAGTCTGTGTTGACCATCAATAATTTCGTATTTTTCGTTAACAACAATAGGTATCGGTATATGTATCTTCTCTATTGATTTTGTTATTTTTTTTAAATTTAATTTGTTAAGGTTTCTGTTGCCTTTTAGTTTTTTAAACAAAGAATAATCTTTTGTTATAAATATTTCTGTTGTTTGTGTGGTTTCTATTTTGTTTGTTTGCATGGTTTTCTCCTATATTTTTGCTATCGTTTCTTGTAAACCATGAATATCGCATTTGAGATCAGACTTAATGTTAATCAATGCGAGTCTAGTATCTTGGTTTATTCGGTTGCTATCTTTATGAGCCATGATGTAATCATCAATAGACTTCAATAAGTTTTGGCTTGTGGTAAGTTCCCTGTTTAATCTAACCAAAGTTTCTGTTTCTTCTTGGATCGACTTTTCAACGAACTCTTGTGTAATATCACTCATCATCTCTTTTCTCCTGTTTTTTATTGATTTAATCTTGTAAGTACGCTACTAAAAGCTCATCAATATCATTTCCATCTTGGTCATAACCTCTACCATAAAAGTTCATTCCTCTGAATTTACATTTAGTACGACAGGTACGACATTTTTTGTTTTTCAAATCTTTTAATTCTGGTTGTTTTTCTGTTGTCATGTTGTTTCTCCATAGTTTTATTAATGTTAAGTTATGGGAAATCTGTTGTCAATGTGTTTTTTTTAGGAATAAGAATTATACATTTTGTGTTCTTGGGTTTTTGAGGAATTGAGGGATCTCCACAAATTACTTTGAATTGCAGAAATTTTTAAAAACCATCTCAATTCTTGCTCATCTCCCTTTAGAGCCGATATTTGAGCATTTATCTCTACAACCTTTGGATTGGTACTGGCAATAGCTTTTTTGGTCATTTCAGTACCTTTTTCAACCTCTAAATAGGCTTTATAGATTAATTCTTTTCTTTTTTCTTCCAGGAGATCCAAGTTCTTGGTAGTTTCTCCAAGTTTCTTAGCATTTTCCCTCATATCGATAATTAATTTTTCTAAACTTTCTTCATTTAATTTTATTTTCATGTTGTTTCATCTCCTGTTTTGTGGTATTTATTAATATTTACTATTATTATTATAATAGTTTTTTAGTCCTTTTGTTTTTCTTTCCCTATAATTATATATACATACATATATATAGGCAAATATAAAAATATATTTCTCTTTACATTATCAAAATATTCCTATAATCTTATCTTATACATAAAACATTTGGAGAGAAATATGACAAAAAAGAAAATAACAAATAAACAAGCAAATAAGATCAAAAAAGCAGATGATAAATGGTTTAACGATCATGTAACTATATGTGGGTTTGGTGAAAGTTCATCTATATTTGCAGATAAACTTAAAAAGGATCTGCACAAAGCTACTCTTAAAAAACATAATTTACAAGTTAGTGATAAGGAGTAAAATATGGAAAAATTAAGTTATAAATCGGTATTTGAAACCTTATCTAAGGTAGATGTTACAGGCAAAACAGAAAAGAAAGGAATTTATACCTATCTTAAATGGCATTATGCTTGGCATATCTTCAATCATTATTATCCTGAAGTTCAAGTAAAATGGTTAGAGCCATTTACTTATGACAATGGAACAATGATATTAAGATGTCGTGTAGAGATCGGAGAACTGTACAAGGAGGGTTGGTTGCCTGTCTATGATAATAGTTACAATGCAATAGAAAATCCTAGAGCAGATGACATTCAAGACAACATGCAAAGATGTATGGTTAAAACAATGGCACTTTTTGGTCTTGGTATTCAAGTTTTCCACAATGGACAAACAAAACCTGAAGAACTAAACCTGAAAGGCGAGATCAATGATCCTGAAGTTAAAAAGATAGCCAAAGCCAAAGATAAGAAAAAAGCAGTAGAGTTGGCACTTAAAAATGGAGGTATCAATGAAAACACAAGCGAAATTCAGCTCGGACAAGCACTTGAAAAGGTTTAATCTTCGTAGCTCATCAGCATTGAATTATTGTTTTGGAACTTACACCCCAAGAAATGAGATGCTTGAATGGGATCGTAAAGGAGAACAAAAACCTATTGGAGATTTCATGCAGAAATATGTAGATTTTGGTAATTTACATGAGAAGTCAGGCATAGCCAAATGGATATTGATTAACAAACAAATGCCTACAGAGATACTAGAAGATCAGCATAACTATGTGTTGCAAAATGCTTTTAATCTCAAAGGAGATACTGTTGTTGATCTATCTTGTACACCTGATGGTAGATTTGAAGATACTTTATTGGAAATAAAATGTGGATCACTTGGCAAGAAACCTCATGAGTGGAATAAAGCAAAAATTTATTTAGCCCAAGTTTCTCTCCAACAATACATACTCAATTCTTTAGGTATAAAGATAGACAAGACTCATTTACTTAGTTGGTCTTTCAATGGTACTAGAATATGGGAGATTGAGAGAAACTATGAGTTTGAACATTACTTGTTGGGATTACTTGAAGAATATGGAATGGCTTTAATTAACGATAGCAAACTTGAAGATAAACCCAAGAAGTTCGAGGGAGAACACAAAATTAAACTTATCTATGGAAGAATAATGGATAAAATGCTAGAAATACTAGAGGGAATCAAGAAAATTGATGCGATCCCTGAAGAAAAGAAATTGGATATCATCAGAAAAATAATTATTGATGATCTAGGTAAACAGATTAACAAACTAGAGGAGAAAATATAATGTCAAAACCAATGTATATAAATGTCTTTTTAAATGACAAGTTTTCAGATGTAACTGATGCTATGTATCAAAAAAGAGATCAAATAAGCCAAGAAACAGGTAGGAATTGTCCACCATATCTTAGTAATAACAAGTTTACACCACAAGAAACCATTACTTTGAGAGCCAATCAACAGTATCAAGTTTCATTTTGGTTTAACGAAAAGGAGGGAAAGAGATCAGCTAGTATCTCAATCAAGGAATCTGAGGGAGATTATCAAGGTGGTGGTGGTTATAGAAAATCATCAGGTAAAGACTATAAAGCCAAGTCTATAGGCGAGGATACATCTGTATTTGGGAAACCACCTAGAGATGATGATGAAATACCATTTTAAAGGAGTAATAAATGACATCATACAACAAAGGATATTATGAACAAAACAAACAAAAGATAGCTAATTATAACAAAGCAAGGAGAGAAAATAATCCTGAGATCATTGCCAAAGAGAAAGAATCGTATAAGGCAAAACAAGACTTGTTCAAAATTCGGTCTAAAGTGCAACACCTCAAGGGTAAAATGGCTTGGGATATGCTCTCAAAGAAGAAACAACAGGGTATTTTAGATGAAATATCAAATAAACTAGGAGTAGAAATAAAATAGGTTGACAAAGATATATTTTGTTAGTAAATTATTAGATATGAGATAGATAGGTAGCAAAAGACACATACAGCTTATTAACACATAATGAGAAATTTGCTTAAATTATTCCAAAAGGATTAACTGTATGGTGGTAAGAAAAAAGCCTATCTATCCTTAATGAATTAATACTGTTAGGTGGGAACATACCTTAACTAGATGTGGGATTCCTATTAACAATGACTCTAACAGGTATGGGAGAAAGTTGGGTATTAATCGGATAAATAGGTAATAGCATACAAATTAATTGTACTGGTCAGTATGCAGACACTTTACAAACCTATCTATCTTAATAATTTAACATTGGAGATATAGATGTATAATTGGAAAGCGACAGACAATGACATTGAGTTTTACTACAACGAAACTTATGACATGTTATGCAAAACAAACCCTAAACTTTATGAAGAAATCGAAAATAAAATAGAAAAATTATACGAAGAATATAAAGGTCAAGATGACACACCTATGTTTAGTGCAGAATGTGATGTATTACATGGTCAGGGTTACTCACTTACAGATAATTGTGAGTGGGTAAAAAAAATATGGGGAAACTTTTACAATTTTGGTCAATTTTAATAATAAATTAACAAGGAGATATTATGAAAGAATATGTAGTGATAAATAAACAGATCACATTTTATAAAAAAAAATTTAATGCTAAATCTAAAATCCATGCACTAAAACAAGCTGAAGAATGTTTAAGCCCTGAAGAATGGGAAGAAGATGGCATAAATAGTGATTTTAAAGTAGAAATATTAGGAGAATAAAGATGAAAAAATATGATATATGTGTTTGGGAATGTCTTTTTTATAAAGTAGATGAAGATGGTAACGAGCTAAAAGATGATCAAGGAAATGTTATTTTATTTGAAGCACCTAGTTTAGATTATTCAAGCAATTCTGAATTTGTAACTGAAGATGACTTAATAGAATCAAATTTACAGGTCGTGAACAATGAGTAAAGGATCTAAAAGTCGCATACAAGACCAAGCCAAATTCAATAAAGGTTTTGATAAGATATTCAATAAAGAGCCAGATATACCAGAATTAAATGTAGAATGGCAGTGTTATTGCAACAAGATCAATGAAGTTAGAGAATTTTACTCTATGGACTCTAAAATATTTAGTGCTGCTGATAAAGAGAGATTCGCCAAAGCTCACAAAAAAAAGTACAATATTTAATTTTCCTCATAGGATCACAAGGAAGTGATCCATTCAATCTCAGTCAGTCAGTCAATTCAATCAAAACTAGCCAATTCAAACTATAACTAGCCAATTCTAGCCAATTTAATTAAATCCTAGCTGTAATTTATAATATTAAGCATATTTTAAGATAAAACAAAAGAATATATTATATAAAAATATTTCTTTACATATTAATTAAAATAATGTTCTAATAGGATAACTAATAAATATAGAGGTTATAGTTATGAATGAGAATAAAAAATATATATATAATGCTGTTGATTTTGATACAGCTATTGAAGTAGGTAATTATCCTTGGGGTTTTAGGTTAAAAACCAAGGTTAAATATTGGGTTGAGTCAAATAATAAAGGAGATAGACTCATAAAACAAACTTTAAATCCTAAAACTAATGAATGGTGTAAGCCTAAAAAATCAACCTATAATGCTGTTGAAGTTTTATATTTTGATGAAAATAACCATGTTAAAGGCTATGCAATGGGAAAATATGGAACAAATGAGAAAGAATTAAAAACCTTTATATCTAATATTGATTATAATTCTTTGAATTTATTACAAAAGAAACAGATCGAAATGATTAGATCAATTAATAAAGTTATGGAGAATGTATCAGTTAAGATCGAAAAAGTATCAGAATATAACCTATCTAATCCTTTAGACTTAATAAGAATGAGGAATGATAATAATTCTCCAGAAACAAAAGCGAAAGAAAAAGAGCAAAACATTATTAAAGATAAGATTATAAACTCTATTAATAGTACTTATAATCAATCTTTAATCAAAAATAACCTTAAAGGTGAAACATCATGATCGAGCAAGTAATATTATTATATTTCTATCTAGCATTATTCTGTGTTATAGGGTTATTAGCTGGATTAATTATCTGGCTAGTGGCTCTATGGCATAGAGGGGATAGAGAGTTTGTTATAACTTGGTTATCTGGAATAACCATATCAATAACAATAGCAATATTAATTATATAAAATAGGAGTATAAAACAATGAAAAGACAAGATATAAATAATTTTATAATTGATGATAAATATCACTTATTAAAAGAAAAAGAAGATACTTATATATCATATCAATTATTAAGACTTAGACTTTATATTACTAAAGTTTTAAACATCAAATAATCATATAACCATAAAAAAAAGCCCTCAGAAAATTCTAAGGGCTTTATTATATATAATGATCTATTTATCTATTGAGGGTATATCTCTTTAAGAGTATCTTCAACTAATGCCATTCTTCTTAATATTTCAAATTGTTCATTTGTCATATTTCTAGCATCTTCATTATCTTCTCTTCTATCATACTTGCCATTATTCCAGTCGATTAAATCACACCAATTAATGATGTTTTCATCTTTAGGTTTTATAACATTACATATGAAATCTGATATTTCATCAGTCATTGTATATTGCATACTCCAGCACTGCCCATATACCTCACTTGATGGCACACCATATTTTCTTTTTTCATAATCCCAAAAGTCGTTGTTGGTTACTGTTTCCATAATTTTCCTTTTTGTTTTGTTTTATAATCTTAATGATCTCGTTATTTTTTTTGATTGGTATAACTCCAATATCTAAAAGATAAGAAATATTTTTATATAAGTCAAGACATATTACTTGTCTAAGAATAAAATAATGCTAAATATGAGATCGAATCGCCATTTAAAAACTCTATAGCCTTTATCTGCTATACATACATAAACAATATATAAGCAATATATAGCTATTACAGTCATTAGACTTATAAGCATGTTCTTATATAGGCATATTATGGTATTGAATAAAGAAGTTCATATCTGCTAACTACTCCTCTAAATAAAAATAAGATACTATAAGAGCCATTAACAAAAATAATATACTGATCTACCACTAAAAGATAACCAAGTCATAACAAGTCTATTAGAGAATCATAAGAAAATAAGAATATTAATGATTGATGATATAAAAAGTAGATCTACCCATAGGCAACCCCCCATAGGCACACACGTATATATATATAGTTCCATTCCTATACTGGAGGGTAATATCAATACTAATAAAATATATCACTACACACTATATGTTGTGTTATAAAATAAAAAAAACACAAGATATAGATTTGCAATATTAAAAAAAATCTATAGTATTAGAGGTGGAGTATTATGTCTAGAGAAAGAGCACAACAGATCCTGCATGAGCTAAACAAGCGACAAGAGGAGAATAGATTAAACTACTACCAACCCTACGAGTTCCAAAAAAGATTCCATAAAGCAGGTAAGGATTGCTCACAGAGGTTGTTAATGGCAGCGAATAGGGTAGGCAAGTCCTATGTGGGAGCTATGGAGATGGCAGCTCACCTAACTGGACTGTACCCTAAGTGGTGGAAAGGTAAGAAGTTCGATAAGCCTATTAAAGCTTGGGTGTGTGGAGCTTCTAATGAAACCACTAGAGATATCTGTCAAAAAGAATTATTTGGGCAACCTGATAACCCTAGAGATAAGGGAAAAGGGACAATCCCTAAACACCTTATTGGTGAGACCACAAGGAAACCTGGTGTACCAAATGC